AAAGCGCTGATCGGGTCAATCTACGCCTCACTGGGTAGGAGCGTCTTCCGGCTTGACTTCAGGCATCGGCACCTGGGGGATAGCTTGCGCTTGGATTTCCTGCACCAGAGGAAAAACCTCTTGGTACGGGCGCGTGCCCAGGTACTGAAGGATGCCGTTGACCAGGCTCAGATTCAGTTCAATTTTCTTGTCGTCCATGAGTGCTCCTAAAAACCCACCGAAATGGGGCGGTGGAATTCCCCGTTGTTTTTATGCCGACCAAGGCAAGGGCGTATTCTGGGGTGATACCGGAGGATTTGCAAGTGATTCCAGTTGACCCTGCACACAAGCCTGTGCGCTTGCAGTTTGCTCTGCGGGAATCCAGCCCAGGACGATGGCTTCTGTGAGCTGGTCGTAGGGAATGAAGGTACTGCCTTGCTGACTTGTGAACTGGGTGTTGCCGTCAATGGAGGCAGTGTATTGCCCGTCCACGCCGGTCACGGTCCACAAAACGTTGACCACATAGTCGGGGTCAGGCGTCTGCAAGGTGTACATCGCGTTGATGGTGGTGGTAAAAGTTGTTGCCATTTTTAGGCTCCTTTGAGTTGAGATTTGAGGCTGTCAACCTCGGCAGAAAGTTGTTTGACAGAGTTGATGAGATACCAAACAAGCGGGTCTGTATTTACAGTCATAACGCCAGTTGATTCGGTCTTGACACACTCGGGTAAACCAGCGGCCAACATTTTTTGAGCAATTGTTCCTAACTGTACACCCTCTTTTGCAATTGCATCAGTTGGTGAAAGTTCAGTAATTTCTTCAGGCAAACGATATTCAAAGTTGTAAACAGGTACTGCAAGAATTTTTTCAAGACCTTGGTTGTTTTCAACAATGTTCTTTTTAATCCGAGCGTCTGATGTTGTTGCCCATGTGGTGGTATTGCCGCCGTTGTAGGAATTTGAAGCATTTTCAAAAAATGTATCATTTCCTTTACCCGTTGCGTTGTACCCAATAACAATCTGGTCAATACCTCCAGCCGCACTAATATCTGCGCTTCTACCAACTACAACATTTCGGTTTCCAGTTGTAATTGAATCTCCAGCCAAATAACCAATCAGTGTGTTATCAGCCCCAGTCGTATTACTGTACCCTGCCTGATAACCAACAGCAGTGTTGTTAGAGGCTGTGGTGTTGGAGAACAGGGCGTAACGACCAAGGCCAGTGTTGTAGGAGCCAGTCGTGTTGGAGTAGAGCGACGCCCAACCAACCGCAGAGTTGTCAGAGCCTGTCGTGTTGGCACTTAATGCGTAGCCAAGAGCCACATTGCTTGTGCCAGATGTGTTGGCGTACAAAGCCTGATAACCAACAGCGGCATTGTTACCTGTTGCGCCGTTGTGACTGTACAGAGCCTGATAACCAACAGCAGTGTTGTTAGAGGCTGTGGTGTTGGAAATAAGCGCTTGAGCACCAATTGCGGTGTTGTTTGCGCCAGAAGTCAGCACACGCATTGTTCCGTTACCAATTGCGGTATTTTCATCTCCCGTCACGCCAGCGGAGTTATCCATTGAAAAACGACCAACAGATACGTTGTAGTTACCTGTGGTGATTGCTTTTCCAGCGGTGTAGCCAACAGCGGTGTTGTTTGTTCCAGTAGTGTTGCTATACCCCGCCTGATAACCAATAGCAGTGTTGTTGTCGGCTGTGGTGTTTGATTTAAGCGCTTGATGACCAACGGCGGTATTGGCAGAACCTGTGGTGTTGTACCCCAAAGAGCCGTAATCTACGCCGTACTCGCCTCCTCCCAGCGCGGTGTTCCATGTGCCGGTTGTATTTGCGCGCAGTGCATAACAACCAACTGCTGTGTTATTGGAAGCAGAAGACGCATTTGCTGAAATAGTGGAGTACCCAATCGCGGTTACGCCATTTCCAGAGGTAAGCCCTCCAGCCGCACCGCTACCAATTGCAATGTTGGCAGACCCCGTTGCCGAATACCCAGAACCATTGCCCAAAAATGCGTTAAATTGCCCCGTGGTATTTGTGTACCCTGCTTGATAACCAACAGCAGTGTTGTTAGAAGCTGTGGTGTTGGAAAAAAGGGACTCTTGTCCCAATGCGGTATTGTATGTTCCAGAGGTGTTGGAGTACAGCGATTGCACGCCAATAGCAGTCACTCGACCGCCATTGTTTGTGTATGCCGACTGGTAGCCCACAGCAGTGCTGTATGAAGCCCCATTAGACAAATAAAGCGCCTGATAGCCAATAGCGGTCAGTCCAGCGTAGATCGTATTGCTATACCCAGCCTGATACCCCACAGCGGTGTTGTTAGAGGCTGTGGTGTTGGAGTAGAGAGAATAATTCCCGATTGCAGTATTTGAGCCACCAGTAGTGTTTGCGGTTAATGCAACGTGACCAACGGCTGTGTTATTTGCACCCGTAGTATTCGCATAAAGTGATTGAATACCTACTGCAACATGGTCTGCTCCAGTTGTATTTGAATACAGCGCTTTTTGTCCAAGGGCGGTTACTGAACCAGTCGTATTGCTGTACGCAGCCTGATAACCAACAGCAGTGTTGTTGGAGGCTGTGGTGTTGAATTTCAGGGCCTCAAATCCTAAGCCCGTGTTGCTACTTCCTGTGGTTGTATAAAACAGTGCGGACTCACCAAACCCGGCGTTGTAGTTGCCAGTTGAATTTGTGTAAAGTGCTGCATTACCCACGGCGGTATTGGATGTGCCGGTAGTGTTGCCGTACAAAGCAACCCTTCCAACTGCAACAATGCCTGCGCCAGTCGTATTGCTATACCCCGCCTGATAACCAACAGCAGTGTTGTTAGAGGCTGTGGTGTTGGAGTAAAGCGACTGCAACCCAACTGCAACGTTGTAATTGCCTGTTGTAAGACTGTACAAAGACAGCCGACCAAACCCCGCATTGCCTGTGCCGGTGGATGTATTAAGTACCCCATAGAGCGCTTGATAACCAATTGCATCGTTAGTGCCACCATTTTGGTAGTACTGTGCTTGGTAGCCTATTGCAGTGTTGGCATTTGTTGTAGTAGCTTGGAGTGCATTATCCCCAACAGCAGTGTTGTAGTTTCCGGTGCTAGACGCTAGTGCCGATATGCCAACAGCAGTGTTGCTTGCGCCAGTAGTGTTGTAATACAAGGCCTGCAAGCCAACAGCAGTGTTGCTTCCCCCTGTGGTTGTGCTTCTCAATGCAGTAGCGCCAATTGCTGTGTTGTATTGCCCAGTTGTATTAGCATACCCCGCCTGAAAACCCACAGCAGTGTTGTTGGAAGCGGTGGTGTTGGATTGGAGAGCTTGACCTCCAATCGCCGTATTGTAATTTCCGCTTGTAATTGAGTTGCCGGAATATGCCCCCAAACCAACGTTGTAAGCGCCGACCGAGTTCAGCAAAGACTGGTAACCAACAGCGGCGTTCAAATAACCGACATCATTGAAACGAAGTGCTTGTTGCCCGACAGCTACGTTTTGATAGCCTGTGGTGTTTGCGGCCAAAGCATAATAACCGACCCCGGTATTGCCGCCTGTTCCGCTATTTGAGCCTGCAAGCGCAGTAACACCCACCGCAGTGTTAGTGCCCACAGCACCTGCACCACGACCTACGGTAATGCCGTTAACGCCAAGTTGAGCACCATCAAAAGTCAGGACGCTGCCCGTGGCCAGGGTCGAGGTGGAATCTGCATAGGGGACGCCGTTAGACGTGAACGCCGCGACCTTGGAAAACAGGCCCGATCCTGCGCTTTGGACCAGCAATGAACGCTCGGCAGGTTGGGTGACAAACACATCCTTGGCGCCCGCCGTGAAGTTAACAGCAGAGCCCGCATTGCTCGAAGCCAAAACCGTTGTGCGCGACAGCGTGTTGGATGCGGAAGTGTAAGAGCCAATGCCCACCTCCCACTCGCCAGTCACTACGTTGGCAATCGTGTAATAAGTTGAGTTTCCGTTGCCAATCGCAGCAGAAAAGGTTTGAAAGCCAGTGTAAGCACCTGCCAGCGTAAAAGAGCCGGTGCCCGTCGTGGTGGAAGTCTCCCGAACTCGGTCCGCAATAACAAGTGCCATAACTTACACTCCAGCCAATTCTGATTCTTTAAACCAACGGAATTGCTCACCCGAAGCATCTTGGTATTTCACAAGATATTGGATGTCACCGTCCGCATCAAGCATAACATCAACCACTGGGCCCTGGGGCACCACGGCCACAACCTTTACCTGGTCACCGCGCTTAAATTTAACAGCCATTGCAGTCCCCTATCAGGTCAAAGTAGCGGTGTACGTAACGTTCAACGTATCACCAGAAGCAACGATTCGGTTGCCGCCAGTAAAGCTACCAGCAGAATACAGCACGCCAGAAGTTCCACTAGCCGCAGTACACATCAATGCGCCCGCAACAGTGTTGGCAGCGGTGATGGAGAACGAAGTGGCCGTTGATGCTTTTGACCCGGCAGAAGCAGAGCCCCAAGAAACCGCAGGGCGGTTGCCGCTATACGCAGTGCCCGCAGCCAATTCAGTCCAGCCACCATGAGTGGCCAAGGTATCAGTGGCCGCATAAGTCGGAGAAGTGGAGCCGTCCACAAGACCCATGTACCAAGCCGCGGTGTAGCTGGAGCCAGAAAAATATTTGTCCAGCATGTCGTTTTTGCCGACCGTGGTGACCAGGTTTTTAAACGTCTCGCTCCACTTGACCTGGCCATCGGAGCCGACACATTCAACCGTATAAACGCCTGTTGCGCCGGATGCTTCTTGCATGGTTTTGTTTGCCGTCACGTTAACAGTAATGGCGTCCGTTGATTTTGCGTTTTCAGATTGCATGTTAAGTCCTTACGAAATGCGAATGATTGCGGAAGTGCTGGTTGCCGCAGGGAACACAATTTGGAACGTGCCACCAACAGTTATTTTGTCTGACCCAAAATCCAAAACCGCGATTGCAGGATTTGTTGCTCCGTCATATTTGTAGATCAGTGCCGCCCGCGCAGTCAGCGTTGAATTGGTCCAGGACACATCAGAAAACGACAAATAAGCAACCGTGCCTGTGCTGGTGGGCACTTGAGAAACGGTCAACGTTTTTCCGCCAGCCGTGTAGCCTGTTCCCACAACTTCACCAGAGGTCGTGTACGCCGTCGTGCTTGCATTCAAGTTTGCATTGGCTGTGTACAACGCAATTTTAAATGTTTGAGTTGTGCCGGTGTCAAAATTGAACGTGCCATCAAGCAGCCCAATTTTGAAGTTTGTTGTTGCGGTTTGAACGATTGACATTATTTCACCGGAAATCTGACTTGGCCATCACGATAAGCATCCATGCGCTGTTTACCATCGCCCAGATTTTTAAGCAAAGCCAAAGATTGAATAAATTGTTCCTGGTACATGGAGACAAGGTCTTGTTCACCCTTCATGTAACGAATAGCCTCAACCAAAGTTCCATTCAGCAAAGCTGAATCAAAATTGTCACCAAGCCAGGTGGAGCCCGCAGTCACAATGGATTCCGGATAGTAGTAATAATGAAGCTCAGCCACCAATCCGGCATCGGGCGTGGGGCCCAATATAAAAGATAGCTCGTTGATGTCGCTTGATCTTGGGCCAAAGATCGCATAATACTTTGGCGTGCCGGTGCTGTTGGGGCTTGGATACGCTTCGCGAATGAAGTTCACATCCTTGTTGATAAGGTAATGAAAATCACCCAGGGCATCTACCACGGCCAAGGAATACGTGGACAAAAAATCATCTGGCGCCGACAAATATTTATTGCCCGCCGTCAACGTACCTGTCACGTTTTTCCGCAAATTCGCAAGCTGAACAGTGTTGTAAATATTCTGTTCAGCTATCTGAATCATTGTGTTCAAGTCATTCGTCGGAAATGTATTCTCCGTGTAAGACTGAACAGCAGTGACAAGTTCGTTGTACGTCATTTGTGCCTCACGCCATTGGGCCGCGCGCCATCACGCCCTTGGTAGCTGCGCCGGTGCCGCGGATTTTGATCCCGCTGGTCTTCGTCGGCTCGTTACCAGCAGACTTGCTGATAGCGCCAACAGACGGGTCAAGCATATCGGCCTTACTACGGTTCGGGCGTGCAGCAAATTCAGCCAGACCTTCTTTGTAACGTCCAGCATATGTGGATGCGGGTTTGTTGTTCTTGGCCATATTAGCCTCCGCGACGTTGGTTCATTGCACGCGCCATGTTGCGGCCAACAGCTTTCATAGAAGCGCTGGTCACACCGCCTTTAGCCAGCTTGGTCGGAGGCTTGCCAGGGTGCATGTTTTTTTCATGTTTGTGAACGGCAGCGCCGATCATTTTCTTGTCTTGTGCTAAGTCTTTCTTGTCCATCATCGACTCCTTACGTCGTGGTTATCGTTACTGTACCAATTTCTACGCTCAACACCAAATAATTTGGTGTAAGCGCGCTATCAAATTCACGGGCGCCGCCCACTGGATTCCAGCCCCATTGAATATCGCGCGAGCCGCCGGTGGGAAACCCGTCAACGTTGGTTCCTGCCTGCACGTACGTCGTGTCTCGGCGGGGGTTGCGCAACGCCTGCGGGTCATCAACCGGGAACGTACCCAACATCAACTGCGGATGGTCAGGGTCCCAACACTCCGGGCACACCAGAATCTGGTACTGCCGTTGCTTAATGATCTCAGTTTTGAGCTTTTTCAGTTTGAATTGTTGGCCGCAACGGTCGCACTCTGCGATCGCTTTTATGCCATTTGCAAACCGATTTCCCATTACGTTGTGCTCCCGATGAACATCTGACGGGGCACAAACCGGATAGCCGCCTTCTCGCGATCTTCTCCAGCGGCCAGGTTAAACTGTTCGTCATATGCCGCTTTGAGCATGTCAACACGCTGAGCCAGCTCAGGAACCTTCATAGCGATGTGGTACGCCAAGCCCGCGGCCATGGCGGGATAGAAGCGGAAGTTCACGTCTTGGGTTTGGACGCCTGAACCAGCGTCGTCAATACGGCGCATCCGCCAGTATTTGAAGATGTAGTACGGCTGAGATTCTGTACCTTGATCGGGTACCGGCCATACAACAACTTTAGGGTTATCCCTTAGACGACGGACCCAAACTTGAATGGGACGGGCCTGTGTCAGCTTGTTTGGAATCGTGGCATAGGTAGAAACACTAATACGCGTAATGGTCAGGTCCGCCTGGGTTGAGACGTTTCCTTGCCCAGTACGGATGACTTGTTCCATCAAGTCAATGGTGTCAGCCGGAAGATCGTACTCTGACTGTCCCTGAACGAGGTTGATGTACCCCTCGTCGATGGTCCACATGTTGATCCCACGGTTTTGCCACTCAATGGTCATCAAGTTCATGGAACGTCGGGCAGTACGCAAGTCGTAGCCCGAACGCATCTCACGCCCGGCACGCTCCCACGCTTCTTCCGCAAGCT